TTTCAAAAGAACATTGTTCTTAAAAGTAGCTAATGCTTCGTTTTCTTCAGTTAAAGTTTGAATAGTTGACTGAGCATTTTCAAAATTACCCTTAACATCATTAAGTTCATTTTCTACGCTTGCTTTTTCCTGTTGTAAAGTAGCAATTGTAGACTCATGCTCTTCAATTTTCTGACTAAAAGTTTCCTTTTCGGTTTCAAGATTAACTTTTTCTTCAGTTAAAGTATTTACATTTTCCTGAAGAGAAGTAAAGTTCTCATCAACTTTCTCGTAAGTGTCGCCATTCATCTGGTGTAAGATTTCAAGCGCACGCTTTTCTTCATCATTTACATCAACAATGTAGCAAGCCTCTTTCTTATCAATAGAAAGAGAATCACTAGCATCATCTTTAGTATAGTAGGCTCTCTCATAACCCTTTGTTTCAAAATTGAAAACTACAGCATATTCATCATAGATATCACATACTGCATAATCCATAATGTAGTCGTTCTCTTCATTAAATCTTGAGTTAAGGAGTGACCAAATCATGTTATACTTCTGATTATCAGAAAGTTTGAAATTCATCTGTTCTTCTCCTCCTACGTTGAGTTTAGATTGTAGTTCAAATTGCTGCATTCTTTCAGCTAGTTGCTCAACCATTAAACTATAAAAACCAGCACCTTCAAAACATGGTTCAAAATCTTCACCAAGCGCTTGAAGTCCTAAGAAGCATCCATCAGTAAATACAAAATACTTCTTACCATTAATATACTGCCAGTCTCCTTCAATAGCATCCGCAAATAACTCCATAGACTGCGCACTTTCAACTATATCTAAAGCTTCTTTCTGATAGATGGCGGTATAGAGCAAAACATCAGTACAAGCATACTCTCTTTCTACCCCATCTTTATCCAGATGTTTCTCCCAAGCGAAATGGTTTTCTACAGGCACTACCCCATAAATTCTACCTTGATAGCGCTGGGTACCATGGTCTGTGAAGTCTTGCTCCATAGAATCATAGATACCCTTTACCGGCGCATAAGGTAAAGACGCAACTAGCTTTTCAGCAAACTCGTCTGTAATATAAGTCCCATTTCTATTGCCACCCTTATAAAAAATGCGGCATCTTGCGAGAGACGTAGTTTTGTTATAGGCGGTTACATCACCATACAGAGAAAGAGAAAAAGTAGCTAATTTCTTCTTATCCATTTGTGCTTGAACCTCCGCCATCTAATGATTTTTCATTAGCAATTGTTTTCGCACTCTTTTGTTCAGCTGGCAATTCCGGTCTACCCGGACTATTACCAGATTCAGTATAAGCAGTGCTTAAAGGAATTAACTTTTCCTTCAAATCTAAAACATCATTTTCTAAATCTTTGATATTACCAAGCTCCCTCTGCGACAAACCCATTGCTAATGCAGGTAAAACGAAACTGTAACCTGAATTTGCCATTTTAAGGGCATCTTCACAATATTTTCGTTCATTATAAAAAGTTATAGGAAGAATAGTATATTTAAAAGTAATATTCGAATTGCCGAACTTATCATTAATAATGAAAGTCATAAGTTTATCGAGCTTTCGCGCGAAGGTCATCATCAAAGCCATATCATTATTGATTGAAGTCTCCAATGAAAGGTTGGACTCTGTACCAAATAGCTGCGGGCTTGAACCAGCTTCTGAATAGATGTTGGTTAAAGCTTTCTCAATACTGCTTGTGGCATTATCGTTAGAAGTTTTTGAGACAATTGAGTCCACATCGGCATAAGTTGTTAATACAGATACATTCGGGTTACCCCTCATCATCTGTACTGTACCCTTATGCATAACTTCAGCTTCATCCGGTTCGAATAGAAGCGCTCCATCTTGTAGATGTGGAATCTTCTGAACGATAATCTTTCGAATTTCTTCTAAATCTCTTTCTTTATTAATATCTCTTGCTTGGTCATATTCAATAGCGGCAGGAATTATGTTTAAGAATGCAGGGAATCCATCCAAGAATGGAAGACAAATACTCAATTCCGCTGGTATGAATACCCATTTTTTAACTTTACCTAACTTATATTTCCTATACCAATCAGCAACCTTTTTTGGATAGAGTTGCAACGCAGCTTTTCTATCTTCTTTGTCCGTAATGGTATCAAAATAAGATACATCAAATTCAATTAAATCTCTTCCTAATTGGTCTTTAAAACGTGTTTGACAATAAAACACTGGTAAATCAATTATAGAAATTGAATCTGCTTCTACAGAACTAATAATTCCATAGTAACATCCATCGCGCAAAGCAGTAATTGCCATTTTTGTAAACAAATCTGGTAACTGCGCCTTATCAACAAAATTAATCGCATTAAAATACTTCTTCTCGATATACGATTCGGAGAGAGATTTACCAAAACTTGGATTAGGAATTAATAAACCTGTATATTTAAGAAGAGTAGCATAATGAAGTAGAATTCGTTGATAAAAGCCTCCCTTATGGAAGTAAGCGCGTGATAGTTGAATTTGAGAAGCTAATGAACCAGATTCAATAATTTTCTCTATTTCTTCTGGTGTGTAGCTTTTGTAATAACGTCTCGTATAAATACTTGAACTATATTTTGAACCATATGCAGTCTCACTGGTTGCTATCATGCCCTTATAGGAAGATGAAAAGTTAGCTAGAAACTCTTTATTATCGTTTCTATCCATTTGTTCCTCCCGTAAAGAAAACTAATTTACGACCCGCCGCGCGACGACGATGGCTTTGACTATAGGATTCTTCTTCCAACTCCTTAATCCGCCATAGCCCATAGGAGAAACTTGAATATTTATCCTTTGGGAAACGGCTGTTAATTCGTTCAAGTACTATGTCTAAGCTAGAGCCGGTACGCTTCAAGCGTAAATTACTCATTTCTTCAAACAATTTAGTTGTCATTTCATGAGGCATAAGCCGCATTACTCGTTCTTCTGTGGTCATTTTTTGACCGATTTTAGTAGCAAGAAGCGCACTCTTTGCGTCTTGTTCTTTTATCAAGAAGCGCACCATCCCACTAGTTAACCTAGAGTAACAGTTACCATGAATTTTAGAGTTAAGAGATTGATTTGCCTTAATTCCATAAAGAATTTTCGGTGCATCTTTTGGCTGAATTTGTTTATAAACATCATCATTGATAAAGCCATAAGCAGGTAAGTAATTGCCCATCTCATCATAATGAGGTTTAATCATTTCATCAGCTAATCCAACTCCCAAACCATTAGTATCAATTACGACCTCGCGCGGATTAAACGCAAGAATAATCTTTTTGAGGTCAACAGCTTGTATAGAAAACGGTTTAGTTTTTGGAGTGCGTCCAAGGACTATTAAATTTACAAGAGTTGAATAAAACTTTTGTTTTACTACGTTAACTCTAAACACAGAAACTGCCGTTTGGTCACTAATACGACCTACGTCTACTGATATTAAGTAGAATTGTTCAGACGTGGGTCTATTAATTGCGTGCGTTTCTGGATTCTTTATTTTACGATATTTTGTAAGTTTATCATATGAGAACCATGCTTCTTCGCTAGAACCTTGCCAAAGAGACAAATACTCAGTAGCAAATGACTCTGCATTGTAAGATGGACTCATTTTTAACTTATTAATATATTGTTTATCAATAAGTCCATGCATTGCTGGCAAGCGCCAATCGCATCCAAACATGAAAGAATGTTGTGGGTCAATTATTGCATTTTCAAAAGTATCAATTAAACGCTCATAAGCAAATGAAGTTTTGTTGCCAGCAGATGTGGTTGCGATGATTTGTTGGTTAGGTTCTTTATCGTTAACTGTATTGTTTGGAAGACGGCGGGATACGTTTACAAGTGGAATTACTACAGAGTTTATCGCATCCTCATCACCATCACGTATCTCGTCTATTTCTCCCCCATGGCGACGTCCACCACGGGCCGCGTCACCTGCGAGAACTACATCGAAAATAGAGCCATTACGAAACTTTAAAGTAACGTAGTCCTTTCCGAAATTTCCTGGATAGTCACTAAGTTCCCAACCAATTATTTCTTTCTTGAGAAGTGGCCAATGGTCATAAATCTCATAGATTTTTTCTTTTGTGATTTGTGCAGCCTGTTGTTTCGTATTCGCGCACATGAACACTTTGCGGCCCGGTATAAATACACATTGTAAGAAGAGCGCAAGAATTGTTATGAACGATTTACTGAACGCACGGGGCGCGGTAATAAATACGTCTTTAAAGCGCATTAGTATGCGTAGAGTAAATCGTTGATAGAAGAAAAGACTAAACTCAGAATCGGCTGGCTTAATTATATCTAAGTAGTAATCTGGATAGGCTGTAAATAGATTAATCCATTTACAAAGCTCATCATAGTGTCTAGTCAAATACTCATTTGTTAAAACCGCGCCTTTATCCAATTCAATGCCTTCGCGCTCTGCTCGTTCGACAAAATCTTCGGCCATTAGCTCTTGTCTGGAACTAAGTATAACCTTTCTTCGTTTTTCCTGCATTACTCACCCCCAGTTAGCTCGGCCGCAAACTCCTCATCGGAGAACAATTGTTCGAACCCTTCATTTTCATAGTTATCATAATCATCTACACCAGGGTCCACGTCATAATACGATTCAAGCTCAGCCGCAGTCTTAAGTGCTTGAATACGTTGACTTATCTCATCACCAATTCCAGATTCATTCGTATATAAGCGTTGATTCCAACTTTGTATGTTCTTAATTGTCTCATCAACTATATCCCGCGTTTCTCCATCATAGAAACGATTAACAAATCCACGCTTCTCAAGCCAGCGGCATAACTCGCCCATTGATTCAAAGTCGCTTGCGTTTTTAACGTTCTTCGGCGTAAACTCTCCCGTTTTAACTAACTTATCATAAGAAGCTAACAACTTATCAAAATCCGCGCCCTCTCTAATTCTACAATCAATCTCATAGGAAATCTTACAAATCTTAAGTGCTTGGTCGCCTTGGAGCGCGCCGTTAATATTTTGAGTCAAAAGCAATCCATCATAAAGGTTTTCTAAATAAGCTAAAGCTTCTTCATCATAGTTATAACCCCATTTCTCTTGAAGTTTTCGTCTTTCCTCATCCGCAAGCCCCGGTACCGCATCAACTAAAGCACCGCGCGCTTCTAGTTCTTTATAAGCCTCTTGATAAGAAGTCCAATCAATTCCTTCATATTCATCACTACCCATCTGCATTGCATAAGCCTGTAATAATGCCGCGGGTGCATTATCTTTCTTTAAAGATTCATACAACTCAATCTTAAAAGGCATATCAAGATATTGGCAAATCTTATCCATTACCTCCCAAGAGTCATCAACTTCAAGTCTCTTTCCAAGACACTCAGTACAGATATTTGAATACCCAGAAGGAAACATGAAGGATTTGGTTTTTAAATAATTTAAAGAAGTTTTATATTGGCCGCAGCATTCACATTTCTTATCTTCAAAGTCAATTTCAAATACAGGTCTAACTGGCATGACTATCTACCTCTCGTGGCTGGTCGAAGTAGTTTCTCAAGGTTACGACGGCGCACTCTATTCATTGAGCAAACCTCGTTAATAACTTCTTTCAATAAAATTTCGGCTGGGCGCACAACTACGTCGGAATTACGTTCTATCAGCTCTTCCTTTGTAGGTAACTTCGATGTTTCGCGGCCTTCCAAAATTTCATCGCTTTTTTCAACGGGTGCAACCTCATCATACAACCTAACCCCTAACAATTTACAAACCCCAAGAAATTCTTGAGGTTCTAATTTACTAATCATTTCAACTAATTTTTTTACACCCTTTGGCGCATGTTTATTCTCATCCATTCTTTATCTCCCATGGCAATAAAAGTTGACCTCGCGCGTCCACTACGTACAACACGTCTCAATTCTTCTTTCTTGCCTTCTTCTCACATCTCTTACACTTGTTCTGAAACCCATCCTTACTTCTTGCTTTTCTAACCCAATTCCTTGGGTCTAACAACAAAATCCTTCCGCAATCTGGACATTTCCTAAAGTTCTCTGGAAAGAAACAATTCTCAATCGTATCTCTATGAAGTTCGGCCGCTTCATTAATCTTTACAATTATCTTTTGTCGGAATATAGTGCTAATATAATTTGCCGTATAGCTCTTCCCATACTTCTTATTAATATAATAAGCAATGTCTGCGTTCTTGTCCTTCTTCTCCTTCATTCGAAGAATTTCTAACTGTAAATCGGTTAAGTCTGCAATTGATTCGTAAAAGTCCAACGTATTTATAAGGCTAAGCTGATTTGGCTCAAGTTTAGATGATAGTTTATCCTTTTCTGCCTGATCGAGAATTTCAAACTTATATAAGTAAAGCTGGTAGACCGCTTCCAAATTCCGGAAGTCAAACGCCCCTTCTGGATTGACCTTTTTCTTCGTCCAGACTAACTTGCTAATTTTTTGTAGTTGTTCTTCGGAGAAGTGCGCGGGGTCAAAATTCCTATCAAAAATAAGTTTTCCTGTAGATGTATCTGCTAGTCCAAGCGGCAAAACTTCAACGTCACAATCGAAAACGGTTGAATTTGAGCGTGGCGCGAAAATTGATTGGGTGACGTTAAGCGTTGACCTATATGAATCTCTAATCGTAAATTGTTCGCGGCGCAGGTCTATAAGTTCGTGCCTACGTTTTAAATACGTGTATTGGTTGAGTTTTTGGGCGCGCGCACGTATAAGTTCGACCTCTTCGTTAGTAAAACGTTTGAGAAGCTCGTCCCTCGGTGGTTTATCGCGTTTACCGACGTGTTCTTCGTAAAGGTTAATTTCGAGGTCAATTTCGTCGATAAGGCGCCAAAGGTTTTCGAAGGTTTCGAGCAAGTGGGGTGGGACCTCTTTACGGGTTTCAGCTCGGTCAAATACAACGCGCGGTTTTTTATAGATTGTAGCTTCGTTGAGTCCGCGAACGTAAATGTGGGACGCGCTGGGCGATTCGAGGACTGCGTCGAGGCTATCTGGTGAGTTTTCTTCGCGGGACCATTTCGTTTCAAGGTCGAGGTCAACTCCAACGGCTACTCCGTTCGTATCCTTGCCCCACAATAGGTAGTTCGCAATCGTATTCGCTTCTGATGCGCTGATATTGTCTAACGTCGTAATATATTCGTTGATGAAGTCCGAACGTTCTTGTGCGGACTCGAGTGTAAAGTCTAATTTTAATCGGTTCATTCTTTGTACCTCCATTTATATTATAACATGGGAGGGGTATAAAAGTCAAATTTTGGGATGATTTTGGCGGATTTGAATTTTTACTTCGTGGATATTTTGTTGCAGCCCCGGCAGTTTGGGGGTGGCAAGTTAGTCCCCTCTAACCGAAAAATATCCCGGACATAGGGCATTAAGTAAAATTTAAAAATAACATAATTTTATTAAGGTGTCCTTAATATTTTGTAAAATCTTTCAATGCCATAAATGATACTATACCATATAAAAAAATCTGTTGTTTCCTTAAAAAGTGATTGACTATGCCAATGCTATTTGATATATTATAGGTAACTTAATAACACGAATGTGTTCCTTGTAGGTGAAGCGTGTCGGCATTTTGCCCGCCAATATAAGGAAATGATTGTATCATGGAGAGGGCACAATTTGTGGGGATATATCGCACTAATCCGAATAGTGAATGATATCCGTAGCAAATAAATAAATCGCTTTTTAGGCGGTTTTAAATACTTAATTAGTAATATATATCAATTAAGTATTTAAAACCTTTTAAAAGGTAAAATAGACACTATATAACACTATATTAATTGAAAGGATAGGGTGTATAAAATGAAAAATCTGCCTGATGTTATTAAACTTGCTATGAAAGTTTGTGAAGAGTATGAAAGTACAATTAATAGTACTTATGACCGCAAGCGTTTTAATACTATGTGCGAGTTAATTGATATCAACATAGAACGCTTTTATAATGGCGAGCCAATTGATAGTGGTATCTATGGCAAAGTATTTGAACTTTCATTGCATCGTAGTGAAAGTACAATAACAAGAGTTCATAGCGTTAAATATAGTTATGACTTTTACATTAAGATGTCAGATGGCAAACTGCTGAAAGCTGAAAGTAAAACAAATGGCGGTCGCATCGGATGGATTGACAATATGCCAATACATGAACGCAAAGCAAAGGCTATTATTTATAATCTTGCTTATGTAAAGCCAGCTGGAAAGCGTCCGCGCAAGGACGGAACTTATGCCGAAAGTGAGTTAAGATATATCACTGTATGCACTACAATCTATGACTTTGTAAAAATACTCGAAAGCACAAAAGCTACAAAGATTATCGGGCACAATGAGAGCGATAGAGAATTGGCTATACAGTGCGACAGCAAAAAACTGTATAATGAACTTCTTAACCACAAAGATATTAAGTTTGACCGCAATAGAGCTTATACAAAAGAAGAGCTTTATGGATAAACACAAGCAAAGCCCTTTAAGGGCTTTGCACTTTTTAGCACTCTGATATAAAGAGTGCTAAAAAGTGCAAAGCACTAAAACACTAACACTAATAGCTAAATAGAAAGAGAGGAATAAAGCTATGTTAAAAAGAATTGAAAGCCGTGAGGCGCTGAATGATAAAGTGTTTGAAGTCAGAAAAAGAGTTGAAGCTATGTTGAAAGAAAAAGAAGCACTTTGGGAAAAATGGGAAACAAAGTGCTATGAAGCTGAAGCTGAAGTAGTAACTTGTGAAGATTTAATTTTTTTCTATGACACTCCTGAGATGTCCAAAAGACTTAAAAAAGCATACAATAAAGCACGTCACTATAATTACATTTATCGCAAAGTAGCGAATGAATGTGAAGAGCTTGAAAAAGCCTTAAACGGACTTGAAAAAGCCGAATATTGGCTTTAAGAAGCCGAGCCGATATAATCGGCTCGTTTGTATTAGCACTCTCAATGATAGAGTGCTAATACAAGCGATAGACTTGAAGTTAAAACACTATTATATAAGCCAATACGGCAGAAAGGGAACTAAAATGTTAAGATGTGAAGCTGAAGTTATGGATGTTATTGATGCTATGCTTATGGAAGATGAAGAGCTGATGGCAGAGCTTGAGGCACAGCTTTATAATGAAGTAGAAGCCTACACAGAAGATATGTTTGAGTCTGAAGCTGACTGGGATGATTTCAATATTAATTGTATCGAAGATGCTTATATATTCGAACACAAATCAATCTTTGAGATTCTTAATGAGTATAAATATAATTATAGCGTTAAGAATTATGTAGACCGCTTTAAAAATGATATATGCACCATTACAATTAAAGCGGTTGAAAATGATAATATTCATTGGATTCGTAAAGCCTTATATAATATTGCATATGATAGTGGTTATTCGCAATTTTATAAGCATGACGAATATACCTTAAAGGATTGTACAATATTTATAAAATATGGAGAGGCGGAATAATCCGCCTCTTTTTTTATTGCCTTGAAATGAACATATGTTTGTATACAATTGTACTTGTATACAATATATCTATTTTTTCGTACGTGTTACGTACGAAAACAAACTTGATTGTATACAATTTATGTGATATAATGTTATCATAGTAAAGGGGGATTATGCCATGAAGATTAAGACCAGATTTTTCGCCATCACTCTGCGCGCTCGCCATCTTTACGTGCGCCTGGGCAGCCACACCTGCGGGCTGGAAGCTCGGCTGTCCCAGCTGGGCAGCTATTGCCGCTGGAACTGGGGCTGTGCCAGCTGGCAGCTCGCTGCGCGCACCCAAAATTTTATATAAAATTCGCAGCTACAGCTACGCAGCTATTTTTTTCGTACGTGTTACGTCCGAAAATCTTCTTGACTTTTTTAGGAAAATCGTTTAAAATGTAGGTACATCAAAGAGAGAATTGAAAGGAGAACCCAAAATGTATACAATTTACTTCGATATGGACGGAACTATCGCTGACCTTTATAATGTAGAGAATTGGCTCCCAAAATTGCGCGCTGAAAATCCTTCGCCTTATGTGGAAGCTGAAGCTATGGTAGACACAGGAGAATTACAGCTGTATCTTTCAATCTTACAAAATAGAGGCTGCAAGCTGGGAGTTATCAGCTGGCTCTCAAAAGGTTCCTCAAAATCTTACGATAAAATGGTAAGACAAGCAAAAAAGAATTGGTTGAGAGAAAATCTTCCCGAAATTACTTTCGACGAAACACATTTTGTAAAATATGGTACAAGAAAAGATTATATCGCAAAAGATAAAGACGGAATATTATTCGATGATAGTGAAGAAGTTAGAAACAATTGGCGCGGAATTGCCGTAAATCCAAATACAGAAGATATTATAGAATTTTTGAAAAAGGTAAAAGAATTGACTGAGTAATCAGTCAATTTTTTCCTTTAACTTATTTTCGTACGTGTTACGTTCGAAAAAAAATTTGATTTTTTTAAAATTTTATGGTATAATTAATTATAAGATAAAGAAAGGAGAAGTTAAAATGAGTATTGAATATTCCTTAAATTATTGCAAAGGTTGGGTATTTGATGAACCAACATTTAATAACTTCCGAAATATTCTTAAAAAAACTGATGATTGGTTTTATGATGAGTTTTCAGAAGAATATATTCGTCCTATTAATGGTTGGGGTGGGTATGATGAAGGAGTTTTTATAGGGGTTTGTGAATATTTAGGAGAAGATAGTTTCTATATAAGTATTAATCAATTAAAAACATTTGATGAAAATTTACAAACAGATATAAAAAATTTTTGTGAAAAAATTAGCGGGCACAAAGAAATCATAGAATTTTTACATAATTATTCTACCAATACTTTTATAATTAACTTTTGTTATTAATTATTATAGGGATTATTATTAATCCCTCTTCATCAGTTCGTACGTAATACGTACGAAAATACTCATTGACATTTTTCCCTAAATAGTTTATCATATAATTGTCAAGAGGAAAGGAGAAAAGAAAAAATAAAAAAGTTTTTAAAAACCTATTGACAAATATCACTTTATCCTTTATAATTTAACCATAGTAAATAGTCACTCAAGAATTTAAAGAAAGAAGAGGTACATAAAATGACAAGAAGAGAAAGACTCGAAATGGTAATTGCTAACAACATCACAGAAGAACTCATTGAAGAGTGCAAGGTTGAACTTGAAAAACTCAATGCTTCCAATGCTTCACGCAAGCCGACCGCGCATCAGGTCGAGAACGTAAAGATTGGAGAGGACATTCTCACAATCCTTACAGACGAACCAAAGTTCGTTGAAGATGTACTTGCCGGACTTGACGGAAAACTTACTCGTCAGAGAGTGAGTGGTATCCTTACCAATCTTGTCAAGGACGGAAAGGTTCATTCCGAAGATGTCAAGGTTAAGGGAAAAGGTAAGAGAAAAACATACACTCTTGCATAATTGAAAAAATTCTCCCAAAATTGGGAGAATTTTTTCTTATAATTTATTTTCGTACGTATAACGTCCGAAAAAATACTTGACTTCTTTTTCCTAATATAGTATTATAATAACAGAAAGAGAGGTACAGATCAATGACAAGTAAACATTATAACAGAGATAGAGTTGCAAGAGAAAAACTCATCAAAGAAATCGGACTCGGAACAGAAATTAAGACGGTAAGAGTTGATAAGGGTCATCCAAACGGAGCAGAACTCCACACAATTACAACAAATGGAATTGTAATTATCAGAAACGAAAGAACACACAAAATGGTTACAAAATTAATTGCAAGACCAAATCAGATTAGAAGATACGGAATCGAAGATAAGAAAATTATAGAAATTGCAAGAATTCATCAGTCACTCGGATACAACATGATATAGAGGTAAGAGAAATGGCAAAGAAGAAGAAAATCGAAAAGGTCGGAACTATCAAAGCAATCGACATAATACACGCATCAAGACCGATACAAGACATTCCGTTCAGAACTGGCGCGCATGAAAATAAAAAGTATAAAAGAGAAAAAATTAATAAAAGAAATTATGAAAAATATCTGTAATACAGATATTTATATCGTTTTTTCGTACGTAATACGTCCGAAAATTAACTTGACATTACCCTCTTCATCAATTATAATATGAATAGATAAAGAAAGGAGATAAAACAATGGTTTGGACTATTTTCACAATTTGGGTACTTTTTAGCACAGTTTGCGCAATTGCAGAAGTTAAAACAGAAAATACTTTCTTCATGTTTCTGTTCTTGATTTCAATTCCGTTTATGTTCTATGTTCCCTTTATGCTTTGATGTTTCAAAATAAAAACTTGACTTTTTAAAAATTTTATGATATAATATATATAGAAAATAAGAAAGGAGAATTTACATATGGCAATAGCAAGAAAGATTGAAAGAGAAATATTGAGAAATGATTATCTTCAGAAAGTAATTGATGCTTTTCTCGAACTTGATGAAACAGTTTTGAGAGTTAAATCAAACGAGATTGCAATTCCGGTTGTAGGTTGCGAAGGTAATGAAGATTATATCGTTATTACTGTAAAAGTGCCTACAGGAGCAAACAAAGGTCTGGAACCATATGACGGTTTCGAAATGGCAAAAGATTATGAGATGAAACTCGAAGAAAAAGCAGAAAAGGCAAAGAGAAAGGAAAAAGAAAAACAGAAAAAGATAGCAAAAGATAAAGAGATAAGAGAAAAGAAGAACGCCGAATAGGCGTTCTTTTTTATAAAAGTTTTTTCGTACGTAATACGTTCGAAAAAAACACTTGCTTTTTTCTCCTTTAATGCTTATAATGTATATATCAGAAGAAAGGAGAAACAATTATGGACTTTGCAATTAATCGTGATAAAAATTATATTAATTTCCTTGCTAATGGCAAGAAAAAGCCTTATGTTTTTGATATTAATACAGGAGTGCTTTATTCTTTACAGTCAAAACCACTTAAAAATCTACCGCCAAAAATGAAAGGTTGCGTTTATGAGTGCAAAACAAAAGATATGGTTTTTGCTCTTATGCACAAAATTATGGATACTCCATATAATTATAATGGCAATTGGAATTTTAATTTATCATTGTTTACCACTCATTCTGAATTATTCAAAGTTGCTGATAAATTAAATAGTTTAGGATATAAGTATAAAAATTATAATGATATAAATATGAATAACTTAACCATTATCAATGAACATTTTAAAGCATTTGTTAAGTGTTTCAATGAAAATAATGAAATAAGAATTTCAGATTTTGTAGAAGAAATATATCCACTTCTTTGGGCGCGTGAGCATAATATAGAAATTAATGAAATATTTACTCTTGATTTTATCAAAAAATTACTTAACGGTCATTTTACTACCGAACAAATAAATTATATTGTTCATTGTATGTGTCGTGGAGTATGTTATTATTTCATTCGTGATGATGGTTCTTTGGATTATTGGACTATGATGGATAAATTTAAAACATATTTTAATATATGCGCACGAATGGACTTATCTTATGAAAAAGACTTTTTCCGTTCTTATATCAATGCTAATCGTATGTATCAAATACACAAAATGCAGTTAGACAATAAAGCAATTATTGATAATTATGAAAATCGCAATTTATTATTTGAAGATGAGAATTTCACTGTAGTAATACCACAAACAGTAGAAGATTTTAAAAACGAAGCAACACAGCAGAATAATTGTGTATATAGTTGTTATCTGCGCGAAGTTATTAACCACAAAACTAATGTTGTCTTTATTCGCAGAAAAGATAATATTGAAAAAAGTTATATCACTTGTGAAGTTAATAACAATGGAAATATTAGACAATATTTGTTAAAACACAATCGGAGAGTAGAAGCAAATACTCTTGAGCGCGAATTTTATTATAAATACGCAAAGTGGTTAAAAGAAAATTGGGTATAATGCCCAATTTTTTTAATATGTATATTTTCGTACGTATTACGTTCGAAAAAATATCTTGATTTTTCCCTCTTCATCAGTATAATTATATTGTAAGCAAATAAAACACTTCTCAAAAGAAAGGACGGAAACTATGAATATTGTAATTTTTGACACAGAAACAACCTCCCTTGATAAACCTTTTTGCTATAATATAGGATACATTATAATTAATGTAGAAACTTCTGAGCGTGTACTCGCGCGCGACTTCGTATGTGAACAGGTATGGCATAATCCAATGCTTTTTAGTACGGCATACTATGCTAATAAGCGTGATATTTATGTTAAGGCAATGCGCACGCGCAAAACTAAAATGGACAAGTTCGGTTATATCTGTCAGCAGATGATAAGAGATTTTAAAAACTATGAGGTTCATTCTGCATACGCTTATAACAGTTCATTCGATGAAAAAGTCTTTAACTTCAATTGTGATTGGTTCAAGTGTAACAATCCTTTTGATAATATCCCTATCTATGATATAAGAGGTTATGCACATCATTATATCTGCGATGACATTTTTAAAGATTGGTGTGAAACTTATAAAGCATTTTCCGATAGTGGTAACTATTCTACCACCGCAGAAAATGTATATAGATATATCAGCGGTTATGATGATTTTGTTGAAGAACATACCGCACTCGCAGATAGTGAAATCGAAACAGAAATACTTCTTTTTGCCATTGATAATGGTGCAGAAATCGGTATAGATTATAAGGCTTTTAAATCTGTTACCCGCCCGCAGAAAAAAGTATTCACAGTAAAGAAAAATAGTGAGGTTGTTTTTACTGATGAGTGCGATACAATCAGATATATGAAAACAAATAATACAATTCTTCTCAAGGGTTAATCCCTTGAGATTTTTTTAACAATCTTTTTTTCGTACGTATAACGTACGAAAAACCATTTGACAAACAGTTATATAATGTTTATAATTACATTGTAAGATAAAGAGTTAAAGAAAGGAAGTAACAACAATGACACTAATAGAAAAAATTATAGTAGAAACTAATAGGGCACTTTTTCAAAAAGCAAGAGAAAATAACACTTTAAATACTCTTATTGTTGCTAGTACAATGGAAGATAAGGAAGAAAGAATTGCTTATCTTATTAGCAATAAAATTGTAACTCCTGAAGAAATATCTGCCGCACTTAATGAATAAGCCGAAAGGCTTATTTTTTTAAAAAAGAATTTTCGTACGTGTAACGTACGAAAAAAGGGGTTGTAATATTTTCCTAAATCATTATAATTATAATTGTCAGAGGGAAAGAAAGAAACAGAAACAAACGCGTGGACACAGAAACATCTTTCCCTTGACCTCGCGAGTATAAGCGAAAAACATAAAAAAACATAAAAAAGGTATTGACAGATTAAAAGAAATCTGATACAATATAAACACAGTAAAGAACAACGGATTGAGAGCCGACACTCACTAAACGGAGAAAGGAAACCAAAATGACACAGAGAGAATTTTACACAGCAGTAATCGCAGAGACACAGAATGACGAACTCAAGACTTTCGCCACAGATGCAATCGCTAAACTCGATGCACGCAACGCAAAGAGAGCGTCCACACCATCCAAGACACAGAAAGAGAATGAGCCAATCATCAAAGCAATCGCAGAGGTTCTCACCAACGAGCCAATGCTTGCAAGCGAAATCGCAGAGAAATGCGGACTCAAGGTGCAGAAAGCAAGCGCACTCGCTAAAAAGGTTGATGGTGTCAGCGTTACCGATGTAAAGGTAAAGGGCAAGGGCACACAGAAAGGTTACTTCTTCGCTGAGTAGCACAAATGGTATAGTGGGCGCCATAAGTCCCACCCCACTTTTATGACATGGTAGCCTCCTTTCAAAATAGTGTTGCGAAGAAACCGACCAAAAGTCGGTTTTTTCGTTAAGACGTTTTTTCGTACGTGTTACGTTCGAAAAAGTTGTTGCAATCCCTCTTCATTATTGTTATAATTAAGTATCAAAAGAAAGGAGATAGAAAAATGATACTGATAATTTTATTCGTCATTATAATGATAATGTTTCTTCTTTGTATCTTGTCAGATACAGAAACTTTTAAAGCAATAGATAAAAAAATTGCTAATAGAATAGAAAGAAAGGAGAAATAAAATGTGGACATTTTGGTTTTATGATGAAATTACAGGAGAAGAATTCTTTGTTGAAGCACTCGATGAAATGGAAGCAACAGACATTGCCTACCATTATTTTGAAAAGCCAATCTTTCGCGAAGAGGTTTCAATGTTTGAAGCCGAGTGTATGGGATATGATACATATTAAAAAGGAGATATAAAAATGGATAACATTATAGAACTTAAAACCAATCCAACAGTAGGGGAATAATAGAATTACTTAAACAGTATGACCCTAATAAAATGTTGCATATTGCTTATAATGATTGTGATGGAGATATTATTAACTGCATAGATGAAACCGAAGCCGCAGTTTTTCTCGTTGCGATTACTGATGATTATTGATACACTCGCGCGATGTAAAGTTTCCTTGACATCGCGCCTTCAATGTATTTTCGTACGTATTACGTCCGAAAAAGTTGTTGACAAGTCGCGCGCGGTCGTGGTACAATTAGGTATCAAATCAAGGAGGTAATTTTATGAAGATTTCCAATAAGGTTGAGCGCGACATAGCGCGCGAGTCCGTTATTTCCAAAGCTCTTGAACTTTTCGCGTCTGAATATGATGATGTTATGCTCATTGAGTCTAATCAGTTTTGTTTTCCTCTCGTAGGGGTTAATGGTACTGAACTCTATGGACGTGTCACAATCTCAATTCCTACGGGAACAAAAGGCGAGCCGTTCAATGGTTATGAACTTGCACAGGATTATGTGTTCAGATGTGAGGAAGCCGAAGCCAAAGCAAAGGAACGCGAAGCCGAAAAAGCAAAAAAGATTAAAAAAGAGGAGTAATCCTCTTTTTTATTGTATGGTTTTTCGTACGTAAGACGTACGAAAAAAGACTTGACCGCGCGCACTTGCTCATGATACAATTACCTTGTCAATAGGAAAGGAGACAACAAAATGGACAGAAGAAAAACATACTATTTAACAATTGATACCGAAACTTGTAATGATATGGACGACCCTCTTGTATATGATATAGGCGGAGTCATTCACGACCGCAAAGGAAACGTAGAAGAAGCGTTCTCTTTCATAATCTATGAGACATTTATCGGAATGTCCGATGTAATGACAAGCGCATACTATGCGGACAAAATAGATAACTACTGGGACGACATCAACAACGGACTCCGCAAAATGGTACAGTACAAGACCGCAAAGACATACATAAAAGAACTTTGCGACAAGTACAATGTAAAGGCAATAATCGCTCACAATATGCGTTTTGACTACAAGGCGACCACAACAACGCAACGTTATCTCACAAAGTCCAAGTATAGATATTTTCTCCCTTATGGTATTGAACTTTGGGACACGATGAAAATGGCAAACGATACAATCTGTAAAGAATGGGGATATCGTACATGGTGCGAAATGAACGGATACCTTACAAAAAACGGACAAGTCCGCAAGACCGCCGAAATTCTCTACAGATATATCTCAGGTGAACACGAATTTATAGAAAGTCACACGGGTTTAGAAGATGTAATGATAGAAAAAGAAATATTTGTGGCTTGTATGAACAAACACAAAAAAATGACAAGAAAAGCGTTCAAGTGAACGCTTTTTATTTTGGACAAGTTTTTCGTACGTAATACGTACGGAAAAAATAGTTGCATTATTTTCCATAAATGTTATAATTAGATATCAAAAGGAAAGGGGGAAAATAAAAATGACTAACAAAGAATTTTATGATATAATAATAGGAAATAACTATCGTGAAAGAATATCAAAAAAGATTTATGCATATGAACTTTATAAAGATTATAAATATATTATTGCCTTTTATTCTCCATCGCGTTTTTCAGAACCATATACAGCAATGCATGGTACTAATAAAAAATTTAAAGCAATGCGAATTGCTTTTACAGAACACTTAAGAGATGGACTTGAATGGGTAGTAATTCAAAACTATTAGACGGTTTAACCGTCTTTTTTATTATCTGAAGTTTTCGTACGTATCACGTACGAATAAAACACTTGCATTACTTCTTAAAATAAGTATAATTATATTATCAAAAGAAAGGAGAAAACGAAATGGATATTACAACAATGACAAAAGAAGAACTTATCGCTCTTAAAAAGGATATTGTCAAAGAACTCAATACCCGTATTAAAAAAGATTATGATGAACTTGAAAATAAACTGATTGAACTAATTACAGAATTTGAACGCAAAACAAACTATTGTGTTGCGGTTGACTGTGGTGATTTCAATGATAGAGCAACCAACTTTATTAAAGGAATGTTTTATTATACTGATGAATATATAGAACCATACCAATAAAATAAAGAGGATTAAAATCCTCTTTTTTATTGTCTTGTTTTTTTCGTACGTGTCACGTACGAAAACACCATTTTTCAAGTTTGTTAATTTTTTAACGCACATCACATGCGAAAAACTTTGTTAATAATTTATTAACAATTAGTCACCTCTAACTTTTACCGTCCAAGTTCTGCGGCCGTCCGCCTGTCAAATTTCAATTATGTGGGAGCTGCGAAAGAGCTGCAGCTGCGCCAGCCCGGGAGCTGCGGTTTGGAGCTGCGTTGGAGCTGCGTCAGGCAGCTGTGAAGGAGCTGCGTTCTTTCTGCACAAAAGGAGCTGCACTTTCCGTGGGAGCTGCACTGGAAATTTGACAAAAAATTTCAAATTTTAATAAAAAATTGAGAGAAAATTTGACTTTTAATTTCAAATTGTGATATAATTTTAAAAAAACGATAAAATTTTTTAAAGAAAATTTGATTTTAAAAGTCAAATTTCCACCACACAAATCCCGAAAAAGCTGGCGCGCACGCACACGATTGACCAAATCAAAATTTGAAAAGTTTTAAATTTTCTGTTATAATATATATAGAAAGTGAGGGAAGAAAAAATAAAATCCCCGCTCTCGCGCAGGAAAAGGCAAATGAAAATTTGAAAAAATCTAAAAATCCTGCTATAATATATATAGAAAGTGAGAGAGAAAAGTAACTTCTCACTCGATAAAAAATTCCAAAGTAACTGGGTCGCAACCTAATAGCGAGAAAGTTGGTACAAAATGACTAAGGTTGAAGCTTACAAGGCAGTTATCGCAAGAGAACTTACTGATGAGGTAGTTGAAAAGTTCGAGGAAATGCTCGCGGCGCACGAAGCTGAGGGCGAGAAGAGAAAGTCCAAGGCGGCTGAGAAGAGAGCTGAGAAGTTCGAGTCCGAAGCTGCACTGGTAGATGCAATCGTTGAGTTCCTTGGGGACGAATTCGTTACTGCATCTGACATCTGCGAGCACTTCGAGGAAATCAAGTCTGCGCAGAAGGCTACTATCCTCGTTAAGAGAGCTGTAGAGGACGGAAGAGCCGTTACCGAGAAGGTAAAGGGCAAGTCTGGAAAAGTCAACGGCTACAAGAGAGCCTAGACATAGAAAGAGAGAGCTGTAAAGCTCTCTTTTTTTTAAGTTGTAGAGAGAAAATTTGACATTTTAAATCAAATTTGTAGAGTTACAAACAGGAAAAACTACTTAAAATAAAAAAATTTGACTTCTGCATTTGGCTGTGGCATAACCCACACTACCTTCTCTACCTCCTCGAAAACTAGTCCGAGACCCCTCATCCACCCTCACTACCATTTTGGAGGTTGGCTACGTATACGTAAACCGTATACGTTGAACTTACGCCTTTGCCCGTTGTCGTTGGGATACGCCTTTCGCCGCGGTTCTGCGCCCGAATTTACGCCCTTTACGTATACGTTTATATATACGTTAAGCTTATCTGGCAACTTGTGTCCGCCCATTGTACGTTTATATATACGTTATACGTATACGTTTATATGTACATTCAATGTGTGCGGTTTACGTAGTTAAAATCTTATATATGTATATGTTATACGTATACGTTTGTGTGGGCGGCTCCCTCCCTACGGGAGCCCGCCCCACACGGTGCCTTCGGCCTTCGGCCGTTGGAATTATTTAGATTGTTATTTAGATTGTTATTTAAATTGTTATTTATATATATTTATTATACGTATTTATTATACGTATTTATATACGTATTTATATACGTATTTATATACGTATTAGTATATGTATAAGTTGTTCTTTTTTGTAATAAGTAGATTATTTCGAGAGACTCTCTAAAATTTTGTGACGAGAAATTTTCTGTCTTTCGTTTTAGTGCGCGCCGCCGTGTTTGTGAATTGTCCTGTGAAATCTTGGAAAATTTTGAAAGCGGTGAAATCCTAGAAAATTATGAGTTGAGCAAATTTCTAGAAAAAGTTGAGCCCATGCGAAATCCTAGAAAAATCTTGGAAAATATTACCCCTATAATTAACCGCCCGTATAGGAAATCCTACAATTTTTCCGAATAAGCTGGATGCAGAAGTTCCTGCGGCCGAGTCAACTTCCGAAAAATATCAGTTGAACTAATTCTTCACGAGACCACCCGCGCGCGCAACCTGTGCGAATTTCTGGAAAATTTTACATAAAGAAAAAGCCTGGTCATTGACCAGACTTTCAGAAATTCTTTTAATCAAGATAAGGTTCTGGAAAAAATTTCCAAGCCACAACATATGGGTTAACTTCATTTTCTACAATCCACACAGAATCAACCCGCCATCCAGCTGTCGTATATCTATATGGAGAATCTCCATGGTCATCACATATAGATACAATAACTTCTTCTTGCTCTGGCGGAAGATCTACATCTATAGGAGTCCACTCAGAATTCTGCAATTTTTCTTCTAAAGCTTTTTCCAAAATTTCATATTCTTCGTGCGCGCTCTCATAACCTTTCCAAAATCCTTCCATATAGTATCTATAATTTTTACCCACATTTCTTGGTTTTTCATACTGTTGCGCGCACCAGCTCACAGTTCTACCAAATTCACAATCATTACAATCAATTATATCAGTTGGACATTTTACCATTTCTTTTTCCCCTTTCTACTTACTTATTCTATCAGCTATTGTACTAGCTGTCCATGCGTTTGGCTTAACCTCACACTCATAACCCATTGCATGAACCCATCCAACCAATGAAGTAATCAAATCTTTTGTCTTTCCATAAGGAGCATTACCTGCATCAATGTGGATTGACAATGGACAATTATGGAAAACTTCTTGGAAATTTTCTGTGTCAAGTAAATCAATAAGCTGTTGTGCAATCTCCAAACTCCTATTAGTTTCAGTTTCAAGCTTTATCTTAACGCTTGGAATCACATCCACGTACTCTATATTGTGAAAGAAAATACCTCCATGACCTCGACAAATAATTGAAATAACCGATACAATCTTCGTATATTCTGTGCGGTTTTGTGAATCCGTTCCAATTGTAATCTCCATAGGCTCCCCATAGACGAGATGCGCCTGATAGAATTTCATTAGCTTCTCAGGAATTTCTTCAATATTCAATTTTCCGTAAGTTATAGAGTTCCATTTCTTTCCCATTACATATCAATCCTCCTTCAATTTCTCTCTACATTTAAGTTGTAAATTATATATGTGACTTTTAACTTTCTCTTTGTCTACAAACCATTCACAATCCTGCGCGCAAGGGCAAGTCCAGGGTTCTGCAAGTTCACATTGGTTAATAGTTGCGCTCATATCTTTAAAAGAATAGTGCCAGAAACAATCTTTTCTAATTTTCTGCATTATTTTTCTCCTCAGTTTTATTCTCGAAAAGTTCCTTGAAGCAACGCTCACATAATTGACCCAGAAACTTCACACTCATTCCATCTTTATCTTCAATTATTTTATAAGGTATAAGTGATTTTGCACCTGTACACTTACATTTTATACACATATATTTATCTGCCATCATTTACTCCCGCGCGAAGGCTTAAATTTATTTCATGAAGTTCATTAGCTACGTCATATAAAGCACTCATAATACTTCCGAGTAAAGCTACATTAGCATCCCCACGTAATTCAACTACAGTGGCAAGCACCTGCGCAGCTTCCTCTCTTTCTTTATCATAATACATATATATTTTCTCCTTTCTCCTTATATTATAATTATACCAGAAATTTTAGAAAAAATCAAAAATTAAAAAGACTAGCCACGCACACGCGCGGCCAGTCATTCCTAAAACTATTTCATATCATTTAAATTATACATTATTTCCCCATTTGAAATAACCTGAGGAAGATGCCCGTCCCATCGTTCAATATACTGCTGCTTCAATACACCATCAGTAAGTGATTTCTGAAGAAATCTATTGGCTTCAGCTTCAGCTTCAGCTTCAATTAGTTTAGCTTTAGCATCTGCTTCTGCTTTTTCAACCTTGGTCTGGTTTTCTATTTTCTGTGTCTCTGCCTTCTGCTGCGCCGCAATTTTATCATTAATTACTTCACGAGTTTTCTTATCAACTCCAACATTAATAAGTGATACATTGGAAATAGTAATACCATAAGGCTCAAACTTTTGACTTACATAATCTGTAATAGCTTTATTAACCGTAGCTTTTTCCGCGCCGAGAATATCAGCTACATTATACCTAGCAATAACTTCCTTTGACCAAGAAATAATATTAGGTTTAATGAATGACTCTTTCACTTCCTTACCGCTCTGTCCTTTAAAACGAGTAAATACAGCAGTTACATTCTCTGGCTGATACTGATAAGTATAAGTTAATTCAATATCAAGGGCTTTACCTTCAGCCGAAGAAGCTGAATAACTTTCATCTTTATCGCTGTCTCCACGGTCGTCCTTAGTAAGATATGATTGTTCAATACCTACAGTATACTTTGTAGCGTGTACGGTTGGAGGAATGAAGTGCCAACCTTGAGTTAATACTTTATCTTTAACACCTCCATTAAGACTATACTGTACTGCTACATAACCAGCTGGTACTCTTACTGAACACATAATCAATAGTATAATTGCGATTGCAATAGCTACTCCAGCAATAATTGCACCACGCCTACCTTTACTATTTCTCATATTTTATTTTACCTCACATTCTACATCTACATCATCATCTTTATGTATTCCCATTTCAATACTTTCGTCAATAAAGTTTTCCGTTTTGGTAAATATGTCTTTCCGCGCGAGCGCAAACCAGATTCCAATACCGACAATTATTACAATTATTATCATAGCAGGATTCATTATTCAAAACTCCTTATGTACTGATATTCTTCAACTGTATACTGCGCCGGCCTGAACTCTACGTTAGGAAGAGCTTTTTCCAAAAGATTAATTACCTCTCCTACTTCTTCCAAGTCCTGACAATCAAATCTCTGTGGTACCCATTCTTGCCTATATGTATCCCATTTCTCTACGCCATAAATATAAGCCATCCTATTCTCCTTTCTTTTCTTCTTTTATATGCTGAATCTGAATATTATCAACAACCCCACAGTCAAAGTACATATAAACCAAATCCTGACACATAAATAAATTATATCCTTCTGCAATTTTCTCACCAGTATCAATATTATAAAGTATAAATTTTTCCATAACTACTCCTCATCATATAAATTTACCAATATATTCCAAATTCCAATACCTACCATACACATATAAAATGTATCTATACTAATAGATTTAGCTGATAAGTTTATCAGCAAACCAATAATAATCAATAACATCCACAAACCATGCACAACTGACAAAAAATTAAACTTCATTCTAAATCCTCCGGCCGCGCCCAACTACAATCAACTTCTACTTCTGGAATATATTCCCCAGTTGGCGCCCAATCCCACATAGCATCATCGTATTCCAACCAATATAAAAGCGTATCCAAATCATAATCAAACTGAGGATATAAATTAATACCCCCAGTATCAGTTCTATAATTTTTTACAAATCTATTATATATATCTCTATAACTAAGCATTTGAACTCCTAAAACTAATCGTACATCCTTTCGCATTAGCACACGCAGTCGCGCGCGAAGCCATTTCATTCATTGATATAGCTTCTCCTTCAGCAGCACACTGTTTACTCATCATTTCTACATCATCATTATAACATTTGCAATTCTTACAATCTTTAAAAATGCCATTGTATTTGCATATATGATAAGCAGAATTAGAGCTGTAGTTTGAGTGCCACAAATCATTATCATCACGTATCCATTCACATTTAACAATACGACCCGTAGGCAGTATCTGTGTCATATTAATAGTGTCAAAATGTGTTACATAAGCACGAGTTATCTTTTTCATGTTAACCTCTTACTATTACAAAGAAAACCACTACCCATACAAAAGCAATAAGACCAATTATATAGCTGACAAGCAGCCCTTTCCAAATGGCTTCTTTATCTATTGGCTTATCTGCAGTCGTATGTTTAAGAAAATGATAGCCAACAAGTCCAGGGATTCCCGTTAAAAAAGTATAAAGAGTAAAAATACCCACCGCCGCGCAAGTCTTAATAAAATCTGTCATTAATACCCCTTTCTAAAACCAACCAATAATCTTTCCATCTGGATTAAAATCAAATTCAATTTTTTGATTATCTTCTCCTATAACTGTTACCCAATGAGTTCCAGTAATAGAATTATCATTTATATAAAAATCATCAATATCAATTTGATTAGGATTAACCCAAGCATTAAGTACTTTCATAAACATTTCATAATCAGTCATTACAATATCTCCACACTTATAGAATTATATACATCATTAACAACGGCCTCATACAGCTCATCTTCTGTCCAGTCGCCGTTATCTTCAATCTCATATTCTACATAATCATTACCAATCCATACTCTCACCAAACGTTCCATTAGCTTTAACTCCTTTCTGTTCAAGTTCTTCTTCAGTTATTGGTCCTTCTTCACATTCATCAGGTATCATTGAACACCATGGCCATTTCTTACATTTATTACATTCTTTAAAATTCTGCATAATCATAAGGTTCTCCGTAAAGTTCATTATGATGTTCCTCCTCAAGTTCTCTTTGAGTTTCCGCGGCCAGCCATTCTGCGTAAGCTTCCTCTTCAGCTTCAAACTCTTCATATTCCTCTTCATAGTCGTATGCTTCATTCTGTTCACATGGCGCCCACTCAGCTGGACCTTCATAGTGACAATATTCTTGGCTGATTGGAGTGCCTTCTTCATCGCAATCTGCCCACCAATAACCACAAGGACATATGTTCATATTACCAACCCATTCCTTCCTGTTTCGTATAAATAGTTTCGCCACTAAACGAATCTGTATAACCATCATACTTATATTTTAAATAAGCTTCATAATATTCATATTCTTTATCGCTACCATCTTCACAATAAGTAGCTCGTTCTTTTAAATTGTGTAATTTTTCGATGTCCTCATAATATCCCATATTTTTCTCCTTTCTATTTAACAGCTTCAAACATTATCGTTCTATCATATAGTTCATCAAGTTCCTCTATCCACTCAATTGGAACTGATAAACCAGCTTCAGAATAACGCTTCATTGCAGCTATGATTTCTTCGAAGCGTTCCATTTCATGCACCCAACGTGGAGTAAGTCCAAGAGGTGGTTTTTTTATATTATCCATGTATTTTCCTTTCTATCCATAAATCCAGCCATTAGCTATAGATTCTTCAAAACTATCTCTAATCTTATCAACCGCACTTCTTTCCTGTATTTGTCTATCAAGCCAATTTTCATATGATTCTACGTCTATCTCACCATCTTCATAATTCTTGTTAAAATAATGCATGACTTCCATAAATGTGCCTTTGTAGATTTCAATTAACTCATCAGTCTCACATCTTGTAATTGCCCATTTATTCATGCGCTTCCATTCATTCATATGCTTCCCATCCTTCCGCTACAAACTGCGCCGCGGCCACTACGTCATGAGTACAACCTATAAAATTTTTATCTTCATATAACTCATATTTACCGCCGCACATGTTACCAATTACTACTGCGCGCAGCTTACCTGTGTCATCATTTTCAACCCACTCGTTCCAATCCATTTGAGTGAGAATTTCAACAAGTTCTGCAAAAGTTTTTGGGTCTGGTCTTGTTTCGTACATAATAAATTTTATTTCCTTTCTTACTTTCTATAATAATTATATCATATTTTTTTAAAAAAATCAAATTTAAAAAAGAGGTAGTCAATACTACCTCTTCTATCTATTCCCTAATCATTTCGAGTAATAAAATCGTATAATATCTCTGGTGATGTGATGCGCCAAGTTTTACCTTCATCGTAAACTTTACAATAATCTTCTTTGCGGCCAAAGTCGGTTTCAAAACAGAACCAAGCTAAGTCAGTACCCATATATTCATCTTCTTCTAATTCGCAAAGGTCTTCAATTAATTCATAATATCTGTCCATCCATTCAGAACCTTTCCATTCTGGACCTATATCAAGAGCATTGACTATTTGTTTCTCTTCCTCTACCATCGTTTGGTAATTCTTGACTGCCGTGCAGAACTGTCTTTTGTTCAACTTCATAAGAGCTGTCCTCCCCGCACATATCGTGCCAGATTTCTTCGGATATTTGAGTTATACGTTCGATTGGATTCATTGGAATTTCTCCTTTCATTATTTATATTATAGCAGAAATTTGAGAATTTTGCAAATTTTATTATCCAAACATAAAAGACGTTTTTCTAATACTATCTATTGAAGTTCCTAAACTAACATTAATAGTAATATTTTCTAGAATTTCTTCCCCTTTTTCTTCTCCCACCTCATTGGTGCTACCATATCCAAATTCTGTTGGTCGTAATTTATGAACCAAAAAACTATTTGATTTAGAACCCACTTTAACATTTCTTGCATCTGTTGTATTTAAATTTACAATTACTAGTCTTGAACCTTGTGTTAGTTTTAAATTTGCTGACTCTCTTAATTGGTCAATTGCTTGTTGTATTAAATCTGCAGTACGTTTTATTCTACCATTTAATAAATAAAAAATATTAGATGCCCCAGAAATTACATCTATTTTTTCTCCTTGTTTTGCAATATTCACTCCTAATAAATTAATAACTTGACCAGCTAATAATTTTTCTAAAGTACCTTCTAATTCTTTTTGAAAATCTTTTACACTTACTTTATCAATTTCAAAACCACTGGAATCATGACTAACAACAGAGCCATGATATTTAAACCATAAATTATTAGCCATAGCTTCACTAAGAGTAGAAAAATCAAAATCATTTAAATTCATACCAGACTCTGATAAAGATAACCCCTTTAAAAAAGTTAAAACTTCTAAATCTTTAGCTACCATCCAACGAAAACCACCTATTGGGTCTGTCGTATCTTTAGTAAAATAAGAAGCTAAGTAACTTTTAGATTGCGCTCTAGCGACTTGTCCAGTTTTTGTATTAATTAATATTAAATCTGTTAAAGATTGTTTACTATCTAAATGATGCGTCATCATTTTAGTAATAGAACTATTGTGTCCCATTTCTTGTAGCATTTGATTTACTTTTTTTACTAAATCATCTTCTTTTTCATTACCAACAGCAATAGAAACGGTAACTGAATTAGCAGCCTTTAAAATACTTGTACGAACTTCCTCTCCTATGCTACCTCTAACATTAGATTTATCTTTCATTTTCCCGCTATTATATAACTCAATTAAAGCATTTTGTAAAATTGGTTTTAAATTATTAATAAAATTATCTATATATGGGTCTAATGGTTTTCCCCCAGAACTTGGACCATAAATAAACGGAACTATTTCTGGCCCAAGTTCTTGCATTCGTTTTTTCAATTGTAAACAAAAAATACCAATAGCTTGATTATAACCCTGAGTATGAGTATATGATGTATTATTAATGATATCTTTTATTAAATTTCTAAAAGCTCCAGATTTACCGGTAGTTAATTGAGCAGCATGAAAAATATGATCCGTTAATAAATCTGCACCTTCTTTACGAAAGGTGGTTTGTATTTGTGATATATCAAATAATCCACCTAATTCTTTTATAATACTAGTAGCTTCTGTGACTTCAATAACGGTCCGCCCCTTTCCTAAAGTGCGGGCCAACAGAGTAGCAAATTCATTAACAGTTATATCATTATTTTGTTGTAGTTGATTAATTATTAAATTGGCAATTGTTGATTGCGACCCTTGTAATTTATTAATTAATTCGGTAGATTTAACTCTATTATTAAGAGTTAAAGCATTTGCCAACTGTGCACCACTAGAACTATATAAAGCTTCACCTGCCAATTGGACCAATAAATCACTAACTCTTTCACAAGTATTTTGAGCAAAATCAACACTATATCCACGTAAAAAATCATCAGCTAAATCATTTAATTGATCTCGTATAGTTTCTAATTTTTTAATAGTAGATTCAATATAATAATCTCCTTCTAATCCTTGAGCACCAGATAGTAAATCAATATTTACATCCCAATTATTAACATTATCAGCATTAGAATGAACATATACACTACTCATACTTTCCTCCAAAAAAAATGGGCGTATCCTACCGACCGCCCAAGAGATATATATAAAATGCCTACTCTATTAACGAGAGACATGGATTCAATTGTCAATTAAAAGTAGACACTTCATATATTTGCTCTATAAATTTGCTACCAAATTACTTTCGCGCCGAGTGTACCCTTGACATCATAAAACATATCAGCTACATCTGCTTCAAATTCAAGAAAATTGTCTGGTGAAAAAACTCCTATAGTAATTTCTTCTATATCATCTTTCCCATAATGGTTTTCCACTATATCTATAACTTCCTGCATTGAATCTGCTGGAACAAAACAAAAATTCGTTTCCATGTTATCTTTTAACTTAGAAAATTCATTATACCATTTAACTTTAACTGTGTACATCATAATTTTAATTCCTTTCTACCATAAATCTTCACTCATCAGTCTATCAATCCGTGGTTCTTCAGCTGTTTCTATTAACTGACCACATTCATATGCATGGTCTGCAGCTTCCCAACGGTCAAGAAACTCACCTTTATCAGTAAGAAAGCCTTCTTCGTCAAGGAAAGGTTTATATCCTAAAAGTTTTTCTCCAATAATTATACGGTCTTTATGCCTATGAACAGGAATACATACTTCTGAACCCGCATAATCATCTAATATAAGTTTTACTGCTGCACTGACTATCATTTTAATTCCTTTCTATTTCTTATCGTTATATGTAGTTACTACCGCACGAACCATAGGCTCTTTATGCTCATTAAGTCCATATCCCACCGATTCCATATAGCAATCTACCATTACTTCTTCCTCATTTACGTCAAATGAGTGAGCTATAATAGAACGTATATCATTAATATCTAAATGCGTCATTGTTATCATAAGCCTTTGCTCCATTTCCAATCTTCAAACTTATATTTTATATCTCTATATAAGCTACCAATCCTAAACCACGGAGTTCCATAATAGTCAATAATATGAGTTTTTTTATAATATTTTAAATCTACTCCATAACCAAAAGCAACTTTATATTTATGTCCGCGATATTTCATTGTGCATATATAATAATCATGAAACCTGCGCGGGCGCACTATGAGTTCAACAGTATTATCTTTAAGTGAACGATGGTCAATCACATATGACCGCTTCCAACGGCGCCATCCTTCAAATGACTCGCTGCCAAAATAAAATATCTTATCACGATAATTAATATCCGCTTTAGGGCGATAAACACGCATTGTACTTTTATAAAATCCAACGGTAAAATCCTTATCGCCTATATAAGCAAAACAATTTCCATCAAGTTTATATTTACCATTATCCGTCCAACCAACCATATCTTCCATTGGAGTGAACATATCAGTTGAAATTAACTTACCATCTTTCCAAACGATAGCTCCATAATCTACCATTGCCATAGAAGTTCTCCTTTCTATAAGCCTTTAAATCCCATCTCTGTCAATACTTCAATAAGTTCTTTAAACTTATCGTCTTCCACATAAAACATATCATTTCCATAGGCGCGCTGAAGATTATTCATCAGTTGCATAAAACGCCAATCTGGATATTCATTCCAAAGAGCTTCTACAGCCACCATTACCTCATGAATTCTATTAGGGTCTCTCATAAGAAACCTCGCTTTCCATTGGTTTAATTGAAGCAGACATAAAATATATTTGTTCCTCAATGTCTTCCATTGCCATGTCATAAAGGGTATCTTCATCATATTCTTCCTCAAGATAAGGAATTGAAATTGAATGTCTCACACCCATGATTTCTACTTCTACAATTGCTACGTATTCTTTATAGTCCATAACTTATTCCTTTCTATCTACAACATAATTTATTTCTATTTCAGAACTTACTTCATATTTTACATCAACTTCAGTAAAATCAGTATCATCTAATAACCATTTCCATCGCTCTTCTAATTGAGCTTGTGTTAATTTACTAATGTCCATATCTTTGTTTCCTTTCTATTCTGTATAATTCTCTCTATAATTTATAAGTTCAGTGATTTCAAGTACTTTTTCAATTTTATAAGTAACCTCATGAAGTATATCTATTTTTATAGTATAATATGTATGTGTATCTTTATCATAACATTTAAAATATTTATACCCATTTTCTACTGCAAATTTAAATATTTCATTATATGTATTCATAAGTGTTTCTTTTGTTTTTACAAAGGCTTCTCTTTCTTCTTCTGTCATTTCAACTGTAATTTTTTCTGGAATGGCTACTTTCATAATAAATCTCCTTTCTTATCTTATATAATAATTATATCAAAAATTTCTAAAATTTTCAAATTTTTATTTTCGTATACGCTGCGCGCGGTCATAAATTTATCCCAAAATAATACCGCCGCAATCATATGACTACGGCGGAGAAAGGAGGGAATAAGCCATGAAGACTTACTTAATTACTTTATATCTATCACTACAAATTGTTTCAATCATCAAATCATAGCCCGTCTTACCAGTTATGACCTGCTTGAACAAAGTAGGACTGCACCCAGAGCAATATGATACTCCAGGACCAAGGTCAAGGAAAGTATCTTTTGAAGCATTTACGTTCCAATATACAAGATTTGGCATCTTATAGCCAGCGCGCGTCCACTTCGCACGAACACTTTCCATTTCTGTCATTAGTTGTTTATTAACTTCATTACCACGACCGTACAGTCTACCACAATTGAACTCAACTCCTTGGTCTATTTGCATATCACTTATTACAACAATAGTCTTTGGAATATCAGATTTCTTAATCTCCCAATTAGACTTAATTGTATTAAGTAACATATCAAATACAGCCACAAGATTGGTATTATCACACAAATTTGTCTGATAAATACGATAAACCTTATCACAGAAATCAATACCTCTTGTTTCAATAAGCTGTGGTCTTGAGGCAAAGCTAATGTAATGACCTGCAAATGGGCCTTTCATGCGTTCAGCACAATATAGTCCAAGTGAAATAGCTACATCAATTGGAAGCACACCCTTACTGCCCCAAGTCATAGAACCCGAAGTATCTATAACACACATCATTGAAGCCTCTGCACCATTGAAATAGTCTGGAAGATTTTTCCAATACTTATTTATCATCGCACGGTCAGTATCATCAAGTCTAAGCATACTAGTCCATCCACAACGAGAAGTAACTTTATTAACTACTTCATATGGATAAAGAGTAGCTGCATTAACTTTTGTAGTCTTGTCTTTTGCAAAACGCTCATACTTTTTTGCAATAATATCTCTGCGCGCAAACGCATTCTTATAAACAAGACCAGCCTTTGATGGGATTTTATCAAATTCAATCTCGTCCCATCTATTCTCACTCATCAAACGCTCAACAATATTGATACGTTTACGAAGAATAGAAAGAGCCTTACGATACTGCTTTGGTTTACCACCAAGCGAATTAATAATGCGACGCGCCAAAGCACGAGTCTTATAACTTGACGCGTTCTCTGAAGGCATCCACTTAGCCAAAAGAGATGGAGTTTTTGAGTCAAGGTCAAGAATAAGCTGCTTATCAATAATATCAAGCATTACTTTTTCTACTGGTGTTGTAATGGCACAGTAAATAAGGTCGTCCCAACGTCCATACTCACTTACATGTGGAAGCAACTTACGTGCATGACTTGAATGCTCTTTGCAAAGCCATTTAAAACATACACGGAAGAAACGTCTCTCTCCCTGACCGCCGCGGCAGTCACGAAGATAGAAAAGACACTTCACTGCAAGAGTTGGGTCTTCTTTGTACGCCTCTTTAAAAAGAAGAATACAATCTTCATCACTACGCTGACGATATGCGCCACCCAAAGCGAACATATCATAGACTTTTGAACGAGTAGACTTGTGAGCAAGCGCGCCATTCTGTGTGCGGTCATAGTTATACTCATCCTTTAATGCGTTCATAAAAGTATTTGTCATATTTAATTTCTCCTTCTTTCTTTATAAATTTCAAGTCGCTATAAATCATTTCGCCTAAGAGTACAATTGATTTAAATTGCTGTTCACGACTTAAGTGGTGGGCATAGTCGGATTCGAACCGACACTGGATGGATTTTAAGTCCACTATCTCTGCCTGTTGGATTACATGCCCATATAAGTTGAGCTAAGCTCAACTTTATTTAATTAGTGGTAATGTATGAACCACTAATTATATGAGAAGCTGATGTAGTATAAACAGTATCAGTATTAGTACAATAATAAATTCCATCTTGAGGCTCAAAAACTCTTTTAGCCATATCTTGGTAAAGAGTAGAGCAAACTCCATGAGCATCACCAATATCATCATTATAATATTGTACTACTTCTTTTCTAAAAATTACATAAGTAATTGGGTTGGTAAAAACGCCTTCAACAGTTACAACTTTGTTACAAATAGGATTGTTATAAAACAAATCTTCAAAAACTGTACCCCTGCTTTTTCTTGCTGTTAATTTATTAGCTGGAACTATATTAATTTCCAATTCAATACTTCCAAAAATTTTAACGGTTGGGAGCACTTCTCCCATAGCATCCGCTTTGGCTTGGTTTTCTACATATATATTAATAATTTGGTCCATTTCATCATATACAATATGAACCTCTTTATCTTCTTTGAAAAGTACACACAATTCATTATAATATATATACCACGGTGCTGATAAAATAAGTTTTGCCATATAAAGCCCCCTTTTCTAATATTCATTCGTTAATTTAAATTTATCAAGTAAATACGTAATCAATCCTAAAATCATTCCAGTCACTGCAGCCAAACTCATTCCTTTTAGCTGACAACTTCCCAAATTAATTGCTACTCCCGAAAGACCAACAACAAATACTACTGAAGTCATCATCAAATTCTTAGCTTTTGAATAGTCAATTTTAGAATCTACCATTAATCTAATACCAGAAGCACCAATCATTCCATAAAGCAAAAAGCTAACTCCACCCATAACTGGTCCTGGAATTGTTTGAATTAGCGCCGAAGCTTTACCGATAAAAGCAAGAAACATACTAAACGCCGCAGCACCACCAATTACCCAAACACTATATACTTTGGTAATAGCCATAACTCCAATATTCTCACCATAGGTTGTTGTAGGACAAGAACCACAGAATCCAGACAAAGCAGTTGAAAAACCATCTGCAAACATAGAACGATGAAGTCCAGGGTCTTTAAGTAAATCTTTACCTACAACTTCAGAAGTTACAACCTGATGTCCTATGTGTTCTGATACTACTACAAGAGTTGCTGGTATTATAATTAAAATAGCTTGTAAACTCCATTGAGGAGTTTGAAAAGCTGGTAATTCGAACCAACGCGCGGCTCCAATTGTGGAAAAATCGACAAGCCCCAAACATAAGGCTAAAATGTATCCAACTACAATTGAAAGCAAAATAGCAATTGCGCTTGCAAATCCCTTGTAAACAACTCCACCAAACATTGCAAGTAAAAGAGTTACAAGAAATACAGCTATAACTTTTGGGTCTAAATCAGTTACCATTGACCCATCACTATTCATAATTCCACCTGTTTGCGCGGCGCTACCCGCAAGCTCAAGACCAATTAAAGCCACAACTGGTCCCATTGCAGCCGGTGGAAGAACTATATCAATCCATTTTGTACCTACAAACTTAATTAATATAGCTATCACACACATCAATAAACCAGTTACCACAAAACCACCAAGTGCATATCTATATCCCAAAGCCTCATTAGTAATTACAAGTAAGGCTGGAGATATAAAAGCAAAAGATGAACCAAGATAAGCTGGCGCGCGACCCTTCGTAATAAAAATAAATAGTAATGTACCAATTCCATTCATTAACAACGCAATTGATGGATTAATTCCAAGTATATAAGGTACAAGGACAGACGCGCTAAACATTGCGAATGTATGTTGAATAGATAGAGGAATACCTTTGCGTAGTGGTACTCGTTCTTGAATTTGAATTATTTGTTTTTGCTCCATAGGCATCAACCCCTTAAATTATATTAGAATTAACTTGTAATGGTGGAGCAGATGGGAGTTGAACCCATTTCCAAGGACTACACTTCGGTTTTGAATCCCTGTCGAAACCGTTACTGCCCCATAAATTGCCTATGGAAGTTTTTTAGAAACTCTTATAAAAGTATCCATATATTCATTATACATATGCAATTCTTCACTTGCATATTGTAAGTAACTTACAACTTGTTTAATTAAATCTACAAGCTGTTCGTTGCTTCGCGGCCGTTCAATAAATTGTAGAATAACATCTGCATATTCAAGATGCTCACGTTCTATTTGTCTTAATTTTTCCATATAAGTAAAAACTGGTTCATTAACTTGGCACTTACGTCCTTGATGGAGAACCAGGAAGCCATCATTATTATAAGGAACACAATATGGGTGGAGGGCAATCTCAGAGTTGAACTGAGTCTAATGGCTTTGCAGGCCACTCCCTCGCCGCGAGGAAATTGCCCAAAACGAGTCGCTTTATTATAGCTATTCAGATTAAAAGTCCGAGGCAATAATTATAGTTGCTGTTTGCGACTCTTGTAGTTTTAAGAAAGAAGAAATAACAAGTCACTAAAAGTCTTAAAGTAGGATTCGAACCTACGTTGCTAAATTACAAATTTCAGTGTTTAACCTCTAAACTATTTAAGAATTTTTTAAATTTGCTGTGAGTGACTTTAAATTTCAAATTAAACATATTCCCAATGGTATTTAGCATGAGTTTTTCTTTCTCCTTGACATACTTTAGGTATATTATTTTTAGAAGAATTAAATGATTGACTCTTACCATTATCTACCAACCATTGCGCAGCCTCTGAGGCACAATTAAAAATTAAATCTTCTTCAACACAACGTACTTTACGATAATAATTAATATTAGTTATTTTATTACTTTTTTGTTTATAATCTTTGCTATAATAAGGTAAATTATATTTCTTACACCATTTACGTATAGTATTATCTGATACTCCAAATATTTTACCAACTTGAGTAAAATTACCTTTATTCTCCCATAAAATTTGTTCTAACCTTTCTTTATCAACAGGAATTTTACTTTGTTTTATTGGTTTTTCTTTAATATAACGAGGATCAAATTTAGATATATGTAAAGGATAAGAATAATTATCATTATACCATTGTCTACCCGCATTAATAGCTTGAATAGTATCTTTAGATACACCATAATCAATAGCTAATTGTTTATGAGATACTATTCCATCTAAATCATTAGTCAAAATTTCAATAATTTCTAAAGCCTTTTCTGGTGTTAATTTACACATATGTAATACAGTATCACCACCAGGAGTTTGATTATATCCATGATTGTAAGAATCATATTTTATAATCCAGCTCATTTCCTTTTCATTCAACTCATGGCGTTGACATTCTTCTAATATCTCAAAAGAAAAATTATCTATCCCATATTTTCGAAAAGCTTTAGATAATGGGTAATTATAACTTGCATGGTTCGTATTAAATGCAGCATTTCGTTCATCTTCCCATCTTTTATAAATATCTATTGACTGACCAACATAACACTCTTTTGTAATTAAATTTTGAATTTTATAAATACCGATTTTCATTTCTTTTTCCCCTTTATTTATTCTACTTATAAGTAACAAAATAAATAAAAGAATCTATAAAATTGGTTGCGGAAGCAAGATTCGAACTTGCACGAGCATCTACTGTCTTTGGGGTATGAACCCAACGTGTTGCCTTTACACCATTCCGCCATATGGCTGGGGTTAGAAGTAACGCTCCTCTCATGTCTGGGCCAAAGCCAGATGCGTTCGCTTGTTCGCCAAACCCCAATATTATCAAATTCGGTTTTACTTTGCGTCCTTTGGTATAGCGTTTCCCACTCCTTCATGCCACATACTTACTACAACTCCCAAAGGGTCGAATTACGTAATAAGTGGTAGTTTAAACCGAAAAAATCCATGATAACGCTTTGCCATCTTAAGGGCGATGACGCTCCCTTTTCGGATTTTATCGTTGCCCGCCAACCTCAGGCCCTTACGTCCTGCATCAAATTTGAATGGCTACCCCACCAAGATTCGAACTTGGACTGACAGGATCAAAACCTGTTGACCTACCATTAGTCTATGGGGCAATAAAAAGTGGTCTCTCCGTTAAAGACCGGTGTCTAATTTAAACCTTTGACCATTGGTTGATTATTATAGCTTTCCACCCATTCTACGGTACTCCATACATCTTTCCGAAATTAGCGTGGGTAGCTACTCCCACATTGATATTGTTGTATCACAGCCATTGACTGCTGCTTGTGACCTGGGACTTCAGGCGGTGGTCTCACACCCATTGACTAGTATAAAGTGTGTTGCATTGCTATAAGTGTAGATTTCTATACGATTTTTCACCTTGAAAGGGGTTTATATGCAATCTACAAACAGTTAACCTGGAGTGGAATATGGGATTTGAACCCATGATGATAGCTTGGAAGGCTATAGTGTTACCGCTACACTAATCCCACATAAACGCGTGACGGTTTCGGCATGCCACCGACAAGCAGCAGAGATTTGACTACCTAGGATTCGTTGAATCTGCCACAACGCGACTTTCCACTACGAGCTTTCACTTCTTCACTCGTTTTCAAAGTCTTATATGTCATGTATTTGTTTTTTCTAACGTGGTCTACAGCCCAGACACCTTAAACTGTAGTAAACGCTCACACTTATACGCCGCGTGTTGCGCGGCCCGCACTTTTCGCTGTGCTCGCTTCGGACTTACGTAATTCCTACACTATTTACCAATCGTTGTTTAAGCGGACTTGGTTCTCCGCCAACTTCGAAGTTTAATGCCTACATACATTGTTAAAGCGGCAACAGGCGTAGAATCCGCTCAAAAGAGCCAACCGTTGTTATGCAGACTTGGCGCTCTCTGCAGAGGTATATTTTGGTAACCCAGACTTCTATACAAACTGGAGGATTTATCGCAGGTGCCATCGGTAGAGCTCTCCTGTCTACAAGGGTGGGCATTTATATTAGACACCGCGTTTTATCCCACTCCGCGGTCGCTCGGTCTGTTGTTTTATGTCGTCCGACCCAGCTATCTCGACGACTTACCACATTTCTCCATAAGACCTAACTAAAGTTGAGAGATGGATACGGCCCCTGTGGCGGGTGCAGGTTGATTTTCTCCTATATTTGAAATCGCTGAGGAAAATCACAAACATACGATTTAACAAGACGGATTATAAATTACTTTACGCGCCTCTTCCAATTTGGGCCACCCTCCCATATGGTGGGAGGGGTTAGATTCGAACTAACACATACGGGTTTTACAGACCTAATAATTAATAATATAATTTGCTGTATCCGTCTTAAATGGCGGTCTATAGGAGAGTTGAACTCCTGTCTCACGGGCGACAACCGTGTATAATAATCCGTTATACTAATAGACCATATACAAGGCACATTGTGTTTTCTGAACTACCCACTGTTCTATCTGCAAAACTTGCGGAGTTGGACTCGAACCAACGACATAAAGATTACCTTTATATTTGCTGTATGTGCCTTTTAATTAAAATGGTGGAGTTGGAGGGGTTCGGCACCCTCATTTGCGGCTACGAAACTGCTGTCTTTTCTGCTGTGTTATACGTTCACTTAGACGACAACCCCATAAAATATAAGGTCGAGAGCGATTCCAAGACCTTAGGAGCGGCGTTCTCTCTGTTTTTCTCCTTTCCTTACCTTATATATTAATTATATCAGAATTTTCAGAAATTTTCAAATTTTTATTTGTCTATTTCCACAACGCATAGAATTGCTCCACATACAGGACATTTATATATGAGGTATCCATCTGAAGTAGACTGCATATAATCTGGAGTTTCCCAATCACATGAATATAATGGTTCACCACATTCTACACATTCTACGAATTCTTCATCGCGGTCATAAAAACAACCAAATTCTTTCTCTAAAGTAGAAGCAAATCTCCAAAAGCTTGATGCTGACATAAATTATTTTCTCCTTTTCTCACTTTCTATATTTATTATATCAGAAATTTTAAGAAAATTCAAATTTTAATAAATGGGTCCGTAGACAGGGATTGAACCTGCAAAACCACGAGTCACAGTCGTGTATGTATACCATTTCCATCACTACGGACATAATAAAGGCTACTTACTCGTCGACTATAGCGGAGGCACCTTCCGAAATTGAATTTGACGCGGGCGTCCAATTCTTTAACGGGTTCACCCGTTTATATTAGTGTATTTAATCCTCACTTTCCTGGTAGGACTCCTGGGATTCGAACCCAGAACATTCGGAGTTTGAATCCGACGCCTCTGCCAGTTGGACTAGAGTCCCATAAGTCGCAATTTTCACTTCAGGCTCTATTGTTGCGACAAAACCAGAGTCTAGGTTTATTGGTACTCCCAGCAGGATTCGAACCCGCAATGCTTGGTCCGTAGCCAAGTGGTTTAGTCCGTTAGCCTATAGGAGTATAAATGAGCTTTTCGCCACCATCTGGATTAACTCTAACCTAACTTTACGACAGGGTAGTGCGTATTCCTTTACGTACGCGGGTGCGCGGAATAAACCCACGAAATGGTACGGGAAAAGGGACTTGAACCCTTACGTCCTAGACACTGCATCCTAAGTGCAGCGCGTCTGCCATTCCGCCATTCCCGCATAAAGTGGAGTTATTCCGGACCTCCACTAACCCTATATTTTACAAGTGGGGTTATGACTTGATATATTATTGCAATTATATACTGGTGGGCCACCTGGGATTTGAACCCAGACTGTCATGGTTCTTAGCCATGTTTCTCTGCCAATTGGAATAGTAACCCATAAACTAGTCACCTGTCAAGCTAGCGACTTGAACCTTTTACATGGAGCCAGAAAATAATTGCTGCAAGTGACTATAAAATCATTAAATTAAACCTGTTCCCATTCTTCGTCTGTATACTTTTTAATTTCTGAACGCTTACGTGGTAAATTAAAATTATCACACCATTTACGAATCGCATTATCACTCAAATTAAATTGTTTACCTATATTTACAAAAGAATTAGAACGAATCATTTCTTTTAACTCCTCTCTTGTAACTGGTAATGACTCTATAAATTCTATTTTACGTTGTTGGTTATGACACGTTTGACAATACTTACTGCGTTGGTCTATTAGTTTACCACATATAGGGCAAGTCTTTTTACCTGCACTAATATTACCAGTTATATAAGTTCGAGAACGTAAAGGATATTTTAAATCTTCTATTACCCATATCAAACCACGATTAATTTGACTAATAGTAACTTGAGATACCCCATACTTGTCTCCGATTTCAGTTTGAGATAAAGTAGTATTTAGCAATAATTGTTGAATTTCTTCTACATCTGTATAAGAAAGATAATGTGAATAAGCACTTTGACCGCCTAAGGTCATATTATAACCTTGACAATCCTTAAAACCTAAATAGCTTTTATAATGTTTAATCCAATATTTCTCTCGATTATTTAATTCATCTTTAGAACATTCTTCAATAACTTCAAATTTAAAATTTTCTAAACCATATTTACGAATTGCCTTATAAAACACACAATTATAATCGTGTCCACAGTTATTTAAAGAATGGCTACGATGTATTCTCCATCTATGAGCAATATTATCAGATTGCCCTATATAAACTTTATTGTTAATTAAATTAGTAACCTTATAAATTCCTATCATAACTTTTCTCCTTTATTATCTTCATTCTATATATAAGTGGTAATTTAGATAATAAAGTATGTAAATTTGGTTCAAAAATGGTGAGACCAGGCCGAGTTGAACGGCCATAAGTAAATTAAAAGTTTACTGTTCTACCCTTAAACTATGGTCCCATATACATAAGCTTTTCGTACAAGTTCTGCGGCCGAGCCAACTCTCGCGATTTTAAGCTGAACTAATTCATAAATGAGTTGGACCGCCGCGCAAGTACGAAAATCCTCATAATTGGTACCCCAGATGGGATTTGAACCCATGACCAACGGATTAAGAGTCCGCGACTCTGACCAGACTGAGTTACTGGGATTTATTGGTACTCGCACAAAGAGTCGAACTCTGATTTGTAGACTGAGAATCTACCGTCCTTACCATTAGACGATGCGGGCATATACCGGCGGGTTTAGCCTGGTACTTAGGGCGGCCGGTAAGCCCTCTAATTTACGCAAACCAGGAAGCGTGTGTGCTTTTTGCTAGCGCGGTTACATCAAACACACCACCGCAATGGTGATCCCAGGGGGAGTTGAACCCGCCCTTTGAAGGATGAAAACCTTCTGTCCTAACCGATAGACGATGGGACCATATGATGGAGGCCCGAGAGGGATTTGAACCCCCAATCTATTGTTTACAAGACAATTGCCTTACCATTGGGCTATCGGGCCATATGGAGTGGATAACGGGGCTCGAACCCGTGACCTCAACCTTGGCAAGGTCGTATTCTACCAGCTGAACTACATCCACAAAATAATTCGTAGGGCGTATAGTTTCAATTACGCGCATCTGCAGTGGATTGCGTAGACTTTATTAATTTATCACCTTGCGGCGCTGTGTTCACCCCACAGACGTTCCCATGCAGCAGTTATTTTCTTACGGCTTTTAATGCTTGCCTACCTACGAATTGACTTTAACGTCAGTCAACGACATATCTTTGTTTAACGGAGCCTTTTTGTTATCTCTGTGGTTGGGAGCCTGGGTATTGAACCCAGCCAGTCTGTGACACTTGATTTACAGTCAAGCCCGCGTCCTTAGCGGTATATCTCCCATTAATTAGTATAGACTCTTGCCGAACTCAGCCGCGCGTCGTGAACACATCTATACTGGCGGCCTCGGAGAAGTGGGATTTGAACCCACGACCTTCCCGTCCCAAGCGGGGCGCTCTACCAAGCTGAGCTACACTCCGATAAATGGTGGAGTTGGGGAGAATCAAACTCCCATTTCTAGTGTGCAAGACTAGAGTAATGCTCATTATACGACAACCCCATAAATTGCCCTAATTTCTTTCTTGATGAACACGCGAGCCGCCAAATATCAAATGGTCGACAGACTGAGACTTGAACTCAGAACCTCTCGGTTATCAGCCGAGTGCGCCAACCTATTGCGCCATCTGTCGATATTAATGGTGGGCCGTCAGGGATTTGAACCCCAAACCTATCGGTTATGAGCCGATTGCACTGACCGTTGTGCTAACGGCCCTTATAAGGATGATTCAAATTATTCATTTGCATGTGCATTATATCATGTTAAGCAAATCATCCTTATCTCGGTTTTAATGTAGTTTAATGACGTCTAGGAATACCGAAAACCCTCGCACAACCATGCTTATTTTACTTCGAGTAGATCTTCGAAAATGCGGAGCACAACCTCCGCGCGAAGGGGGACTTCCCCTTGAGTTCTCCGCCGTGACGCCGCAGGTGGTGGGACCTCGCGCGAAGCCCTCGATAGATTTTCCTCTTCAGGTGATGAATATCTATAAAACAAACCTTTACGACAACCCCGTGTTTAATGACCTTTCTGCAATGTCGCAATGACCAGGTCATCCGCGGCATGGTACGCTTCAATGAGAGGCGCGCCGCGAACTTTAGCCGAACGACTACATAAGTCTCCCCGACCGATGCATCGTTTAACAGCTGCGGGCGTTATCCTCACGGAATCCCCACTCTCTGTATCGGTTTGACTTAATGGAGGAAGGTATCCGATTCGAACGGATGGTACTTACGTACGCCTGTTTTCAGGACAGGTAGATTAAGCCAGACTCTCTCAACCTTCCACAAGTTCAACTTATTTAGCATATCTCCATTTATACCCAGCTGCAGTTTTTCTTTTTCCTCTGCATACTGAAGAAATATGTTTTCCATTTCCTGTAGCATCTTCTGCAGCTTGTACAGATGGATAAATATTAATAATTTCTTCTGTATTCTTGTCTAGTTGTAATACTGGTTTAAATTGACTTTCTCTTGCTCTCTGTCTTTTTTCTTTTTCAGTGACTCCAAATGAAGATAAAATCTTTGAACAGTTTCCAACATCATAATTTAACATTTGAGATATTTTAGTAATACTTAAGCCTTCATTATATAAAGCATACACTAAATCATAATCACAATAAGTAGAGCCATCTCCACCTTTTGTAGCATTATATCCATATTTAAAAGAACCATAATATTCAATCCAATAAATTTCGCGTTCAGATAATATATCTATAGAACACTCTTCTACCAATTCAATATGAAAGTGTTCTATTCCATATTTATTCATGGCTTTATATAAAGGACGATTTTCATTTTTTAATTTAATATAATCATTACAATGTTCTTTCCATCGTTGAACAATAGTATTAACAGTTTTACCAATATAATCTTTATTATTAATATCATTCCAAATTCTATAAATGTATGCCATAACTAAATAGCTCCTCCTTATAACATTGTTAGTTTAATTAAAACAGTATCACTACATAAAAACACTAACATGATATGGCGGGTCGTGAAGGTAACGCTCCTTCTTCTTCTGATTAACAGTCAGGCGTACTGCTTTTGTACTAACGACCCATATATTATATGCCTTTCTCACACATCCTCAAATGCTAAGCTTTCACGGACTCTCCGAAAATTACCGAGGGCAACTCCATTCTACCGACTAACCCAATATATTATTCTCACATCACTCCAAGAATGATTTATATACCATATATCATTCCATAAATCCAATATATTTGCAACTCTTTCTACAAGACCCTGCAATGGATTTGGCATTTCCATTTCTGGTACATCTTCAAAAGTTATATCCTCATGTTTGCACCAATACTCTTCCATCGCATCAGAGTCTTGAACAATAGGATAATCTTTTAAATAAAGTTTTGCATCTGCCATATTAAAATATTTAACTTCTGGCACATAATCAAAACCATCTTGCTCTAACGTCGCGCAGTGCTTGTCTAACAACGCATACATTTCTTGTGATGCGTTAATCGGAAAGCCATTATGAACCGCATTAAACTCTGGCATTTCATAAGAGTTTTCACAACCTACTATTGTAAATAATGCATGTGTGCCATTCCAAGGCCACAGGTCAACTGGAGTATATTCGCCTATTTTTCTCACAGTATAAAGGTCAATCTTTTCCCAATTGCCAGTTTTGTTATTATACATTTCTATATAGAAAAATGGACTTGCACTCATAAGAAATCTCCTTTCTTCATTTTCTATATATATTATATCAGAAATTTTTAAAAAAATCAATTTTTAATTTTCTATTTCCAGTTGAGATTCTAACCTATTAATTTTTATAAGGTCAGAGTGTTTCCAATTTTTTCTTCCTATACCATACCACTTCGCGCGGCCGCGGTTATTTGTTTTAAAAGAACACATAGGACAAGAACAATGAATTTTATTTTTTGAATATTGGTGGAGATTATCATAATATTCCCGCATATCAATAGAATAACTATAATAAACATTTCGAGTTATATATCTTTTTCTCAATGCTTTTTTCTTATCATTATATCTACGCTCTGCTCTTGTTCTCATAGATAGCCTCCAAATAAATGGTACCCCGAACAGGATTCGAACCTGTGAATGATTGCTTAGAAGGCAATTGCCGTAGTCCGCTTGGCGACCGGGGCATATAAATTGCAGATAAGGATTTGCACCTTATATAGTCGATACTATTTCACTCACGGATTAAATCTCGGCTTTACGAGAACTTGGCTTGAGTTCCTGTGCGGCATTTTACACATTCGATAATCG